CTAACACTGAGCCGTTAGTAGAAGTAATACCAGATAAGCATATGATTCCAATTAATAACGATTTGTTTAAGCATACTACTGCTAACAATAACACTCCAGGTGTTACTATTATGACTCAGAGAGCATCGGAGCATTATGATATACATAAATCATCAAATAAACCCAATAATAATCCAGCTTTTGTAGCCAAAATTAAATGATTCAACAGTTTCCTACCGAAGAATTGTATTGGTGTGTAACATTAGATGATAATAGTATAGCCTATGATCACAACATACCTGAATTTAATGCGTGGTATGATTTAAAAGAACATTGCTCTAAGTTTTGCCTATATATCGTTAGTATGAGTTTGGTATTTAGATCTCATACCGTAGAACATGAAGTGGTAAATGATTTGCCAATTACTGGTTGGTTTTTTTCTAAAAAAGCTATGGTATATCATATTGGTGAACCTACCATTCAGGCTTATGTAGTTGGCACTCTACATGGGGACAAAGTATTCACTAAAACATATCAAACACCCGAGTTAATTGTATTAGATACAGATGTGAGAGATAAAGATTCCTGTAGATCAAAATTAATTGAACATCCGGTCAAAGCGGTATTAAGACCACGATTTTCTATCTAATATATGGCCAAAACACAAACAGAAAAATGTCCATTTCCATCCAAATATTCCCCAGGCAAATGGATTACCCCAGCCCAATATTTGGTTGAAGTAGTTTGTGAACGTAGAGCTATAAATTTACAAACTACGTTACCAGCTCATTTTTGGGAATTATCTTTATGGAAAACATTTTTTCAGTATCAGCTACGCATAGTAAATAAGCTACTAAAAACATATTCTTATGATATCATTCTATTTGCTTTGAATGATGCTCAATGGCAACATGTTTGGTCTTTTGGCAATAAAAAGTTTTGCAACTGTTTGCAACATATAGAACCAATAAACAAAATACCATCAGTTGTTCCAATTATCCAAAAACAAGAATCAAATAGTCAGTCATTCACAAATAAAAAATGGCAAAAACTAAAAAAGACGCTCAGCTAGTTGATGATGAATTATCAAATTTTGACATATCTTATATCAGTGGCGAAGAATTCAAAACACAAAAATTACAAATCATACCTATAGCTCCAGCATTAAATTTCGCGTTGGGTGGCGGGATTGCTGAGGGTTCTTGGGTAATTTTTAGCGGAATTCCGAAAGGGGGGAAGACGAGCACTGCACTACACTTTTCTGCTAATGCCCAAAAACCAGAATTTGGCAATCGCAACGTATTTTACATTGATGCCGAAGGTAGATTAAAAGACCTAAATCTATCGGGTATTGTTGGATTAGATCTTAAGAAGTTTTTTGTTGTGCGATCGTCACCAGGTAAAATTCTAAGCGCAGAAGATTTTTTAAATGAAGGCGTAAAAATTGTTACTAATAATCCTGGATGTATTTTAATTATTGATAGCACATCTGCTTTATGTGCCGAGAAAGAGTTAATTGGTGATATTAAAGCAGATGGTCGTATTAGCGGACCAAAATTATTAGCTCAATTTTGCAGAAAACTTGGTGGTATTGTACCAATTAACAAATGTGTTATTTTGGTTATCCAACATATGATTGCTAATACGTCTGGTTATGGACCACCACTAATAGAAGATGGTGGTAATAAAATTTTATTTCAAGCAGACTATAAAATTAGATGTAAAAGCTTTCATCCCTGGACTGGTAGTTCCGAAGAATCTATTGTTGGCCAATTAATTGACTGGCAAGTAATCACGTCTGGTCTAGGCGGTATCCCTGGCTATAAGACACAAAGCTATTTCCGTTATGGATTAGGATTAGATGTAGTCATGGAATTAATTGATTTAGGATTAAAAATTAATCTAATCAAGAAAAGTGGTGCATGGTTTGAATTTGATGGTAACAAATATCATGGACAACTCAAACTTTGGGATTATTTAACACAAAATATAGATGTGCAAAAAAAATTAGGGCTACAAATTAATCAAGCTTTAAATATGCCTATATACAATGCAGTGTCTTGATATTAATGGTAAACCGTGCCGCTTAATATTACCAGCCGTTAATTTATTTCGGCCAAGATCTGATTTGCATTTACAAGTACGACAATTTTTACATACACATTTTCCTGTTAATAAAATTTTTGAAGAAGTTAATATCCCTGGAAGCAAATATTTTCTTGATTTTTTTGTGCCTCAACAAAGGTTGGCTTGTGAAGCACATGGAGAACAACATTATCGTTACATTCCATATTTTCATAGTTTACCATCTGGGTTTACGGCATCAAGACATAGAGACAATATAAAATTAGAATGGTGTCAACAAAATGGTATTAGATTAGCTATTTTTCCATTTGACACTACCCCTACAGATTGGAAAGAAATCATTGACAACAGCATCAACTATCAATGAACAATATACTAGGCTACAAGATAAAATTTCTGAATATACAAAACAAGTATGGATACCAAGCATTCAAACAGTAAATGATATAGATAGATATTTAAATTTGAATGCTACTGAACTCAAATTACTATCTATTGATGAATGTGCAGAAGCTGCTTATCTTTTGTCACAAAGAGCGTTTTACATACAAAGAGAATATAATACGCAAAAAGCAAGACATAGTTGGTTAGACCAGAAATTACGTAAAGCTATTGCGGAATCGGATGGCCAATTCAAAAAATATATGAATTTTGAGGAAAAACGGAGTATGATTACATTACCAACTAATAATGAAGCATATCACCGCTTAGAACAACTTAGATTAGAAACCGTTATCAAAATGAATGAATTAGATATGCTTTCTGTTAAGATTGAAAACTTTGCTAAATTTTTTACAGAGTTATTTAGGAGTAAGCGTTATGTCAAAGTCGAATAAGGGTACTACAACACAACGCTTAGATAAAATTGAAGATGCCTTATCAAAACTTTCTGATATTCTGATTAAATTAGTTATCAATCAACAAGATCAACCAGCACCTACTGAGCAACACCATCCAACACCGAATAATCAATACCACAATAGATTTGTTGATACTTTGACTGATGCTACGCAAGAATTACAACATAACAATCCTAATTTAAAAAAATTATATGTACAACGTTCACTTGACAATAAAAGACCACCATTTCAAAAAGTTGAAGTAAAATGTAAAAAATGTGGTAGGGTTGAATATGTCAGTCCAAAATTAGTTCCACCAAAAATTGGCGAAGAAGAATCAGGATATTGTTGTAATGGTTGCGTTAGAAAATGAACAGAATCAATATGCAGATTTGTTGGCAGAACGCGGGGTTATCGCTGGAATTTACAAATATGGAATAGATGCATATCATGATATAAGCGATATTATTACCAGTCATACATTTACTTTAGATACTAATCAAATTATATTCAAATGTTTTCAGCATGTTTTTGATAGAAATAACGCATCAGAAGTAGACATCTCATTAATTTTAAGCGCTGCTGATAGTTTAGGCTGCTTAGATTTCTTTAATAATGTAACTGAGCAAAAGTATTTAAGAGCTATATCTAACATTGATGTACAGTTAAGCAATGTTAGACAGTTTGCTATAAGAATTCGAGAATATCAAATACGTCGGCAGGCTATTGATATTTTAGATAGCACCTTACAGGAGGTTAAAGAAGCTCCTAACGAAACCAGTCTACTTGAATTAACACAAATCATAGAAAAACCAATCACAGAGTTTTCTAATTTGCTAGTTGGAGATCATACTGCGCAACCATTGAGTGATGGCGTTGATGATTATTTAGACTATTTAGAGCAAAATCGCGGAATTGCCGGTTTATCATCTGGATATCCGAAATATGATTGGGCAATAGGTGGTGGATTTAGAAGAAAAACGGTTAACGTAATATGTAGCAGAGCCAAAATTGGTAAAAGCTCTATTTCTATTAATGTTTCTGATTTTCAATGTGAAAATAATGTACCAGTATTAGTAGTAGATACAGAAATGGGATTAACCGACCATTGGAGTAGATTAATTGCTAAAAAAACAGGCATCAGCATTTCCGATATTGAAACTGGAACCTACAGAGATACGGTAGGAAATAGCGAAAAAATTAAAGATACGATTAAATACATTAAAAGTATACCATATCATTTTATTTCAGTAGCTGGATTATCTTTCACTGAAATTATGTCACAAATGCGCAGATGGATATTAAAAACCGTTGGAAAAGACGAAAATAATAACAGGAAAAACTGCCTCATTATTTATGACTATATTAAATTGACTACATCAACCGATGTTAGTAGTCATATGTCTGAACATCAGGCGGTTGGTTTTTTAATGTCAGCTTTGCATAATTTTGCTGTCAAATATGATGTTCCTGTTTTAGCCTTTACCCAATTGAATAGAGATGCAATTTCTAAAGAGACTACGGATATCATATCGCAATCTGACAGAATTTTATGGCTATGCTCAAATTTAAGCATCTTCAAAACTAAATCAGACGAAGAAATTGCGCAGGATGGACCCCATAATGGCAACCGTAAATTAGTAACATTAGCAGCAAGACATGGCCCAGGTATGCCAGATCGGGAATATTTAAATTTTGATTTTCGCGGCAATATTTGTGATATACGAGAATTATCGTTTCGTAGTGAAGTATATGCTGAAAAAAGAGCGGTTAATGAATTAAAAGACGACGATTTTAAATTAGATGAGATATGAATCTGTTCAACACTTATGTGAATTATTATCAGACCGCCTAGAAGAATTTTTGGAATATCTTGATGTTAATTTTAAAAGAGAGGGTAAATACTATATTGGTAAATGCCCAGTGCATGATGGTAACAACCCTAGGGCATGTGTTATATACCCTAAAGGCGGGTTCATTGATTGTACATGGAAATGTTTAACTAAGCATTGTGCCAGCCAAAACGCTTATGGAGGACAGATTTTTGGTTTTGTGCGAGGAGTATATGAACAGCAAAAATCTATCAAGCTTAGTAAACAAGAAAGTATAGTAGTTGTTCAAAAGTTTCTTAGAATTACTGATAAAGATCTAAACACGGTTGGTCGCAAATATAAAGCTTTTCAGTTCTTAAACTGTATTGATATATCCAATAATACACAAAAACATCTCAATTTTACTAGAGAACAATTACGACAACATTTAATTATTCCATCGCCTAGTTTTCTAAGTCGTGGATTCACAAGCGAAATTTTAGATAAATATGACATAGGGGATTCTCACAATAATGGCAAAGCCTTTAGTAATCGTACCATTATCCCAATATATGATACACAATATAATAAAGTATTGGGTTTTCAGGCTAGAACCATTTTTGATGATTATGAACAAAAAGGTATTCATAAATGGCAAACTATGAAAGGATTTTCTTGTAATTTATATTTATTCAATTATTGGTTTGCTACACCCCATATTCTTGAAAAAAAAAACAGCTATTCTAGTAGAAAGCGCCGCTAACGCTTTAAAATTGCTGCAAAACGGCATATATAATGTACTGGGATGTTTTGGTTCTAACTTAACAGACAGTCAGCAAATCCTCTTAGAGCGACTACTTTTTAGGAAATTAGTTATAATTTTTGATAACGACACAAATAAAGCTGGCTTAATTGGGGCCAAAAATATAGTTAGCAGGTTTCAGAAACTATTTGAATCACAAGTTATTGTTGATATTAGCAAATTTTCTGTTAATGATTTATCCGAAATGACTGATCAACAAATCAATGAACTTAAAGGACTTTACTCTTTATGACTAAAATACTTGGATTTGCTGGTAAAAAGTATTCTGGCAAGACATCAGCAGCTAACTTTTTAGTTGGTACTTTTTTAGCGAATATTGTACAAACTGAAACCAATGAATCAATTATACCTTATTTTAAGCTTGATGATCGTGGACGATTAATTGTACCAACAAATTTAGAACCAAAGATGGTATTTAATACCAACATTTCACAATGGGAACCTTCTGAAAGTTTGTCTGAAGGTATTTTAGATGTTAAAGGACGACAAAACGATACAACATGGCTAGTAGAAAATTTGTGGCCTTACGTTAAGGTCTATAGCTTTGCAGATATATTGAAACAGATCATAAATGGACTTTTGGACATTGACGACGAATATTTAAATGGTAGTAAAAAGGAACATTCAACAAAAGTACGTGCCGATATATTACCAATACCGCGAGAAAAATTAGGTAATAAAGCCTATCTTAAGAAAACTGGTTATTTAACCGCCAGAGAAATCGCACAATATTTAGGAACTGATATTTTACGTACAATAAATCCAAACTGTTTTGTTGATTATACATTGAAACAGATTGGAATAGAAGCACCTATGTATGCGATTATCGATGATTGTCGTTTTGAAAATGAAGTCAAAGGTATTTTAGAGCATGGTGGTTTAGTCTACGGCTTAGAAAGAAACATAGATAAACAAGAATTGGCTACACATGTTTCTGAAACATTAGATGATGCGTTTAATATTTGTACTCGACGCATCAATAATAACAATTTAACAATGATAGAGAAAAACGAGATAGTTATGCAATTTTTAACAAAAGACAACTTTTTCGAGGTAACATGATTTGTTAGCCCCATATGTTCGTAAATCTTCATATCAGTCTTGGCAAAGTTGCCAGCATAAATATTTTCTAATTTATGGCCTTGGCATTGAAGATAAATGTAATGTCAAAACTATATATGGTACTGTAATCCACAAAGTTTTAGATGTCTTGGCGCAATGTAAATTAGGTTATCAAAATAGTCAACAAATAATTATAGACGATTTATTAGGACAAATATCATGTAATATAATCAATCTGGATCAATTAATTGAAAAAACATATAAAGCTTTTAGTAAAAAATATGAACTATTAGATAACCCAGAAGGGTTGGATTTTGTTAGCCAAAGTTGTTGGAAAGCAATTTCGGACTTTGGTGGCAGATTCAATCCTTTATCGCGTAATATTGTGTGTGCCGAAAAACATTTTGATTTTCCTTTACCGTATAAGTGGGCACAATTTGAACATAATGATGAAACATTGTTTTTCAGTATGAAAGGCACCATCGATCTTTCAACTAGAATTGACG